TACTAATATCAGCGAACTTGTCACCCATGTCAAGCACTACGATGTCAGGCTTCTCTTGTTTAACCACAGCCTCAACCCATGACATGCCTTTGCCTGTGCTATCCTTGAACATTACATTCTTACGGATAGACTCGTAGCGTTTGTGTGCTAAGGCTTTGTTCTCACGTACCTCAGTCATAGTCATGTTGGCAGAGGCACTGATGTACCGTGCAGCCACACGTGTGTATGCTTCCTCGTTACACAACACAATACACTTGGCACCCTGGTGTGCAAACCCATCTGCTGCTGCTAGTAGAGAGGCATGGAAGCTAGTTTTACCAGTGTTGGGACGAGCACCAACCAAGACAAGGTGACCACCACTAACGCCCTCCACCCTACGAGCCAAGGAAGATATGTTGAACTTCCATTTGGATTCCAGAAGCGTGGCATCAAGTATTGTGTCAAGGCTATTGTCATCCCAGTCAACACGAAGATTAGGAGTAAAGTCATCTTTGTAGTCCTCAAGTAATTGTCGTAAAGGTTCAAGACTATTCTCTGTACCATTCACAAAGTCAAAGCCTAGGTTAGCAACACGATCACCGACATGCTGTTGGAATAATTGAGACAGTGTATCCTGTGCTATCTCTTCTTTGATAGGCTCAGTGATGCTGATGCGTTTGAACAAGTCTTCGTATGCACCACGTGTAGCTGTAGTCATACTAGCATTCATACGATTGAACACAGCTTCTAGATCAGCGACAGTTAAGTCACCATCGTATGCTTCCATGGCACCATCAAGTGCTTGCTTGATCTTACGTACATCTTTGCTAAAGATTTTGTCAGGACACTTGATGCCCTTGTGTCTGTTGTAGAACTCACGGTTCAGTAGTGTTTTAAGTAGGGCCAGTTCCATCATTGTCTGTGTCTCCTGTAAGTATTCTATAATAAACTTCTAATGCAGCTAAGGGCCACATCAATGCGAAGCGTGTAGGTGCGCCCGTATCTTCCTCGTCTACGGGTGATGCAAGATAGTGTAGGAAGGGTAGTGCAAACAAGTACATGAATACAACACCATAGAAAAAGTTAAGCATTACCGTTTGCCTTTGCTCTTTGCATTGCAGCCTTACGTTCCTCTTCTGTGAAGGGAAGGATAGCTTTTGTATTGTAGTCTACCACCACACCTGTGTTCCACCGTGCAGCTTCTTCTTCTGCATCTCTTTTGTTGTGGAATATCTTTGGCGCTGGGTGATTGTAGAACATGTTTGCGTTAGCAGGGACATACATCCAGTCACCATCTACATCAATCATTACTGCATACTGTTTCATCTTTATCTCCTTCAGCATCATCTACAGCTTTAACAAATAACATCATCAAGCCATACTCAAATATTTTCTTGTAAGATTCCTCTAGCATCTCTACCTCTACAGTAGCAGAACCATCTTCATGCTCTGTTATATGGTTTATGTGTATCACACCACTCTTCATTTTCCACATAACTCCTGTAGTTTTTCCATATCCTCTGGCATACGGTATTTAATATCATCAGACAAGCTCAGGGCTGTAGCTTGCTTGCCTGTCCATAGTTCAATCTCTCTACGATACTCAATAGTCTTACCTATTGCATCAGGATCAAGAGCAATAACTGAACGATCATACTCACCTATCTTAGCGAAGTGTTTATCGTTCATAGTAGTACCTAAGATAGCCATACAGGTTACGTTGGATAGCTCCTGGTATGCTACGATAGCAGAGATAACATCCTCTACGATTAGCATTACATCACCGTCACCTATGGTGTAGTAGTGTGCAGCACCAGTGTAGCGATACCACTTAGGATGTTTCTTTGTACCTACTGCACGTCCTATTGCATCAATCATTCTACCCTTGTGATAGATAGGGAAGACGACACGCTCTTGCTGTACGTCATAGTATGTGCCACCGACGATGCCCCAACGGCGCATGAATCGGTTGTGCTTAGTGTGCTGTGGTGTAGGTATAACTAACTGAACGGGTAGCTCCATGGTCTGTATCTCTTTTGGTTGTTCCTCTTGCGCTGGGCGCATGTGTGCCATGATCTCTCTGGCTGTCATGTCTGTATCATACATACCCTTAACATCACAACCTAGCTTGTAGCAATTCCACTTCAATGTACCTGTACTGATTGTCGCAGTGTATGTCTTGTGTCCTCTACAGAAGGGGCAGTCACCACGATAGTCACCGTGTGTGGTTAGGTCAGCGGCATACGCTCTTTGCTTTTTATAACTCGTCATGTCTTTGACTCCCAGTACTTCTTCGTTTCATCTAGTGTCTCATAGTATGTCTCAATGAAATGCTCTATACCTTTTGAGTAGTAGTGCTTACTTCTTGTATCATTACCCCACATCCCTGTTGTATAATAATAAGCATAGCGTGGCGCATACTCATCCTTGGGTTCTTTTTCTTTGTAGATAAAAAACATACTAGCCTTTGGATGATATACATAAGCGATACCTTTTTTGTTTAGATAATTTATTACATCATCTTTAGTATCATCTGTATATATTCTAAACTTACGCTTGCCCTTACTATTTGTACCTTTGTATACCCACTTGTTCTCACTCGTCATCATCGTTACCTCTTGCTGCTAGTGCTTTAGTTGCACCGCTTAATGTGTTTACCATGTAGGGTTTAACTGACGCAATGTTCTTGTGTCCTGTTACCTGCATGATGTTAGCTAAGTCAACGCCTCCTTCCATCATCTCAGTCACAGCAGTACGGCGTAAGTCCATAGCTGTAAGTTCAAGTGGTAGGTTAGCTTCCTCTAGTATCTCATTGATAAGAATAGATATTTCTACTTTATCATAAGGTGTGTATGCACCTGCTCGTGGCTTAACACGTGGTGCTACGTATTCTTGGTAGCCAAAGTCCTCCTTCTGTTGACGCAGCATATCACACAACCCCTGAGATATTGGGAGATGTATCTCTGCGTTACGCTTGGATTGTGTCAGGTCCATACGACACTCAGTTAGGTCTAGCTTATCCCACGTGATCACTCTCATGTCACCGACTCGCTGCCCCCAGTCATATGCCATATGTACTATCAGACCAATGCTGCGCCAACGGAAGTCACTGTAAGCAGTCTCAAGGAATGTCTGTACCTGTTCACGTGTCCATACTGTACGTCTGGGAGGTTGAGATACAGTCTTGACTAGGGATACAGGGTTGTTGATCATTACGTCATGACGCATTGCGTGTTTCCATGCAGCTGATAAGACAGACTTGCGATAGTTAGCAGTGCGTACCCCTGTGAGAAGCCACTCATCATAGGCTTGTGTCAGGTGACGTACCTTTAGTTTGCTACAGCGGTAATCCCCAAGGTCTTTGCCCTCAACTTCAGTGTTGATAACTGACATGAGATGAGATTCATAGTCTCGTTGAGATGCCGAAGAGAGCCTACGAAACGCAGAGGACAGGAGGAAAAACTCTACGATCTCAGATAGTTTGGCATTGCCCTTGGGGATATTCATATTCTTGTCTCCTCTATATTAATTTCAGTTGTACTGGTTCCTCGTACACTTCCTCAAGTCTTGGGTGTAGTACATCACTGAACTCTATGTCACAGAAGTTACCACAGTCAGGCATGATCATCTTCTGCTCTCGCCCTGCATCAGGGTCTAACTCGTCTAAGAACTTGTTACGGATGCAGCTATTGCCTACCTGACGTTCAGCCTTAGCCATCTTATCAAACACTTCAGGGAAGTCTCGACGTATCTTGTTCCAGTATCCCATGCCACCTTTGACACAGCCAATACAGTTGTTGTTACCGTAACCTAAGTCATACATTACAGGACGTTTGATACCTGCTTGCTCAAGATAGTACAAAGTCTCAGGCTTAGTCATCTTGTTTTCTATCAATGGAAACAGAGGCTTAGCATCAGGGTACTGCTCCTTGAATCGGATCGCTCTATTGATCTCCTTCTTGCTGTACTCAAAGCCAAACACCTGACCATCATACTCAAGCTCACGCTCAAGACGTTGACGCACACGCTTCTTAAGTACGAGTGTACATCTTGCACCACCTGGCCCGTTGACATAGTTATCATTAAGTATGACATCGAACTGGTCTTTGTACTTAGGTGGTGCACGTTCAACGATGATCTCTCTACCGTACCACTCTTCGCATTGCTGCTTGAACCGTGCGTTGTCAGGGTGGGCGCTGTCTATAGCAAAGTAGATAGGTACTACATTGTCCACGCCATACTCTTCGATAGCTAGTTTAGTTGCTACTGCGCTAGTTACACCTGCGCTCCACCATGCAATGATCATCACCATTGTCTCCTTGTTTTCCAGTAGGACCAACACGTATTGCAGTGGTCCTTACCAAATACTCCATCTATAAACCATACTATGTGTGGCTTACCGTTCCTCTTCCACTCCCAGTTCCTCGCTGAGAATGTCTGATTTAGATTGCCTCCTAAGATTACGTTTGTCAATACGCTTAGTGCTATTGCTATCCGCTTTAGGTAGCTTACCAATCCAATGCGTAACGTCATCATGCGGGTCATCAGTTTGCGATCC